CAAGAGAACTTGAATCTCAATCTCTCAACGCCGTCGTCGCTGGATTTTCCTTTGCGGCTGCCTTATCCTGGATGGACTTGGTCAGATGGATCGTTAATAGATTCGTCAAACTCAACAAAAATAGTGGCGTTAATTACGGTCTCACCGCCATCTTCACTACACTCTTGTCTGTTATAATCTATATCGTCATGTCCAGATTGTCATCGCGCGTCAGAAAACCAGACCAAACCCTCTACTCCGTTACTCGATAATCTTTTTTTTGGACGTTAACAATAATAAAAGTAAAACCCCAAATATAAGAATTATAAAAATCTGAATAAGAGCATCCCATTTATGTGAACTCTTCTCATCTTTATCAAAATCTTCTTTTTTTGTAGAAGTTTTTATGATATCATCGAGAGTACCCATATCTGTACCTTTTACACTTTTTTTACTCGATAACTGTTTTTTCATCGTATCAGATACCTGGTTAGGTTGATCTGTTTCAAGTCTATCTGTAGTCCCGGTAACAGATAATTTAATAATATGATTTGCATTTCTAAAATCATAAGGAATAAGTCTGTTATTACTACTGTAATAAAACTGAACTCGTAATTTTGTTATATTTTGAGAACCAGAATGAAAAATGTGTTCTATAGTATCATCTGTACCAGAATAATTAACAACATCACCACACATAAGTATACGACCAGTATAAAAAGGCGAATCAGAAAATACAGTTTTATTAAATTCATCTGAACCACTACTTAATTTTACAATAATACCATCTATACCCTGTAAATTAATACTTCCAGTTATAATTTTGTTATTAGAGTCCGACGAAACGTCGTTTGCTGGTAAACCAAGTACATCGTGTGGTGTAGTATACCCAGATACATTTGTATTGTATCCATTTGTCCCCGAATAAAAATCAAAAGTAAAAGAACCTGAACCAGTGAAAGTTATGGCATTTGTATCTTTATCAAAAGTAGCACTTGTAATAATACTAGAAGCAGTATTTATAGCATTAGCGAGAGTCTGACCACTATAATTACCAACAGGTATAGTTATTTGAGTACCACTTATATCAAATTTGTTATTTCTATCGTGTATGAGAAATTGACTATTATGTATGCGTGCTGATATTAGTGAAATTTTTTTAACATCATAAATAGGTGTTTTTAAAGATATCACGTAATCACTCGGATTAGAATATAAAACGGGGTCACGTTCGCTACTATCTATATCTAAGGTGTATACCTTCATTAAAATATAGTGATAATATTTTAATGATTGCATTAACTCAATTTTTATTTATTTTTTAAGAAAGATTGTGTGCTAATGGATTAGAATACAGTTGTTTTTTAGCTGTATTCAGGGAATTTTGAGATGCATTTGGATTTTGTCTACCTTTAAACGAATTCAATTCGTAATAATCGTTTTGTCTATATTGTTGAGTCCATCCACCGTTTGCTGAATTAACACGACCATCTATTCGTGTAGTATCCGATCGAAGTGTTGTTGGTATACCACCTTGGTTAAGAGGTCCTGCTCTAACATTCATGCGTCCACCCCCATTCATGCGTCCTGATTTACCACGACGATCATCTATTCTAATTCCGTAACTCTGTTGTTTGTCGAAGTCACTTTGCTGAGCTTTAATAGCTGGTGAATTCAGATAACCATGCGCATATTTATTAATATTCGGTGCTGGATGATTAGAATATTCAAATTGTTCGATGTTACCATCCTTTTTATTTCTAGAAGGTGCCTGGTATAAAGTGTTTGCTGAAATAATTCTTTTTGGTGCTGCTATAGAAAGACCATCTGTTCTTGAACCCGTTTCTGATCGATTTGTCTCTCTTATTGTTTTTTCGTGACTACTTCTACCAGACATAGCAGACATACCTTGAGCTCTCCCCTGTTGAGGTGGAAGTCTGTCTGGTAAAAATGCAGTTTTCTCTGGTCTGTTATTTCCTATCTCACCCGATATACCTCTTCTGCCACCAGAATTATCAAATGCAGGACCAGAACGCCCTGGGAGTGTAGTTAGACGATAAGCACCAACATTTTCGGGGTTAACGCGAAATAATTGTTGATAACCACCAACCGAATCAATATCTGGACCAACCCCCAAACCTGGACCAACAAGTTGTTTTTCCACTGGTGAAATGTTATTCATTCTACCAGCATCAAACCGATTACGCATACCCATGAGTTCTTGACCACTCGTTCTAGGTTGTGGTGCTATATCAGCAAAGGAAGACGTTTCTAATTTATTTTGAAGTTGTGGTTGAGTAAAAGGACTAACAACAGATGGTACAAAATCTGGTGTAATTTGTTCTTCTGACAACTGTACAGTATTTTGTGTTACATAGTTTTCAGATTGTTCTGTTTTCTGACTTAATTTTTTTCCGGTATATACCAAACCAGCGATAGCTAAAATGGATAAAGGGTCCGCCATTCTTATTTGTTATTAACATTTTTATTCATGTATCTTTGAACAAACATACCATTTTTAATATCACATCGAGTACTCGATGCATCGTACGCCTGACTTCTTAATGGGAGATTACATTCTTTTGTTTCTGATGGTAAATAATTATTTCTACCTGGAGCAACTATTTTTTGAAACATGGTCGTCGACTGTGGTCTGAGTTGATCACTAGTTTCAATATATTGTGCGGGAGAACCCTTACCTGCCATATATGGAGCAGTTCCATACAGCATAGTGTTTGGTCTACTAGATGTATAATTAAGTGTACTGGGCTGAGGATAAAGTAAAACTTCCTCTGTAGCACACGAAGATGGTACAGCTGGATTTTGCACCAATTTCATTCCTGGTTGGAGTTGATACGCCATTTACTATTACATGAGAAATTGTTTAAGCAAATCGAGTATAAACTATTTTTTTTTCGTTTCAAAATTATACAGAGCCACCATGCATACCGCTTCTTTTATTACTTTCATAATCTAATCCTGAAAAAGCACCTAATTGAACACCTCTAGCATTAGGATCACAGACTTCGGGATGTGTTTTACACATTGGGTCATCTTTTTTACCATATAACCACTCTGCAAATGCAGTTTGATCACCTGGAATATTACTAACGGGCGAAGTTACAAATTGTCTAGAAAATGCATTTCTTTGGTATTCTGGCATAGATGATCGAGATCTAGATGGTCCATATGGAATACCCTTCGTCAAAAGAGCATTTATATTTTTTTTAATATTTGATTTATTAGAATAACACGCCGATGGTCTATCTGGTCTACCATCAAAATCTGTTAAAAGAACATTACCAAGAGGGTTTTCTTGATTTGGCATCTGACATGCGTTAATATAAGTTTCCGAAGTTGGACTCGCCGATTCGTTTATTTTAGAACCATCTTTAATCATACCAGAGCTATGCATAACATACAAAACACCCAAAGCTGTTCCACCTAATACAAATATACGAACATCACGGCGTATAAGGTAAAGAAAACAAGTCGCGTATATAATAAATCTAGCAGTAGCATTCACACGTTCTCCTGCACTCTGAGTATCTGTTGGCCAAAATTTGTCTATTTTATCTGTTCTAATTATTTGTTTTGGATCTTCAAACAACGAAGTCATTTTATATATAATGAGTTTATTTTTTCAACATTCCACCTAACATACCCTGCATAGATTTCATGAGTGCAGATTCATCAATTTTTTCACCACTATTTTCCAATTTATCGGCACATTGTTTTGCAACCGTTTCGATCATAGATAATGTATCTTCTGGGATAGCATTAATTGTTGTACCCAACATATACAGTGTTTGTATATATTGCCATATAGCACCTTTGGTATTTTCAGAAATATCACCCCAATACGCCCTGATGTTACAATCTTTCATAAAATCCATATCCTTTGCATCTTCGAGAAGAAAAGAATCATCTTTAGAAGAAATTTTTTCAGCAAATGGTGTAACGCTCGCCATAAAACCATCTACTACAAGTCGTGGATTTGTAGATTGCATCAAATCAAAAGCAGACATACATTTTTTAAGACCCCTCTCTTCTGGGAACGTTTTATGCAGCTCAGCGAGAAATTGACCCATCATATCGTTAAAAGCAGAAACCGAAGACATTTTTTATATATAAATAGTTGGTTATATCTTTAAGTAAATAAACGCATTAAAATGGATCAGATGATATAGTTTCTCTTTTAGCTACACCCTGTGAAATAATAAAAAAAACTAAAATAGCGACAAGCATAGCTGGTTTAGTATACGAACTCATAGGAAGTTTACCTTCGTTATTTAATCTAGATTTTGCGTGGATATATCCCGCTGTTATACCACCTGCTACAATACCTGCCCATGCAGGGTCTCTTAAATAATCTTCAAATTCCATTTAATAGTAACCAACTTTTTTTGTACGAGTATCGGATGCGTCTGGAAATAAAACACCGTCTTCACGCACCCCTGGTTGTTGTTGACGACCCGATGTATTTATAGTTTTAAATTCATTCTCAAAAGGCGAAGATCTCTGCTGGGGTACATAAGGTTGCTCCTCTGGTTGGTGTTCTCCCATTGGTTCGTCCATTTGTTCACCCATTGGTTGTTCACCCATTGGTTGTTCACCCATTGGTTGTTCACCCATTGGTTGTTCGTCCATTGGTTGT